ATTTACACCGTTCAACACCTTACAAAAGTTTTGTTTAAAAAACGAATGTATAAAAGCAATGGTTGAAATACAAAAGTTAAAGGAATGGAACAAGAAAAAAAAGAAGTTAGTTGAAGACTTAAAAACAGCAAACGACTATTTAAAAATTGCTCAACAGGTGTTTAATAAATTTATTCGTGTTCGTGACGCTGGACTAAATTGTATATCGTGCAACAAACCGTGTAAAAAAGAAAACGCAGGACACTACTATTCGCAAGGCGGACACTCAAACGTAAGATTTGACGAAGACAACGTACACTTGCAATGTGAAGCTTGTAACACGTATTTAAGCGGTAACCTGTTGAACTATCAAATAGGTATTGAAAAACGAATAGGAGCGCAAAGATTAATGGAGCTTCAGGGCAAAGCACACGAAGTTAAGAAATGGACAAAAGACGAATTAAAACAAATAATAGAAACATATAAACAAAAGATAAAAGATGTTTAAAGTTAAGGTAAGTGACGAAATAATAAATCATTGTAAAAATCAAATTGAATTATATAATTTTGGTAAGCGAAAAGAAGCTAATGGAAATAAGGAACAGCAATTGACAGGCATTATAGGTCAAAGTGTTGTGATGAATTTGTTTAAACAAGGGTATGTTGATGGTGCTACAGGTTTTGACGGTGGAATTGACATCGAATTTTTTAATTATAAAATTGACGTAAAGACAATGGGAAGAACGTGTGATGTTAGAAGTGATTACACTAACAATTTTTTAAAATTGCAGGACTATTTTAACACCGATATTTACATTTTTTGCAGTTACAATAAAAAAACACAGGAGTTAACTATTTGTGGTTGGATAGACAAGGAATTGTTTAAACAAAAAAGAAAATATTATTCAAAAGGAAGCACGAGAATTAGAGCAAATGGTACAACATTTAAGACTTTTACTGATTTATATGAGATAGACAACAACAAAATTAACGACGTGTTAAGTGTTTCTGAATTAAAAACGCAAATAATTTTGCATTAACATATATTAAAACTAAATTGTTAATAACTTTTTTAATTTTATTAGATTTATTTATAAAAAGTTTGTATATTCGCATATAATTTAACTTAAACTAATTAACTATGAAACATTTATTTAAAGCACTCGCAGACTTCCAACAAGAAGTTCCAGTAATTTACAAAGCAACACAAGGTTACGGCTACACGTATGCAGACTTACCAAAGATTTTAGAAGTAATAAACCCGCTACTAAAAAAACACGGATTAGGGTTTACACAACTAATTAACGGAACACAAATAGCAACGTGTTTATTTCATATTGAAAGCGCCGAAAGTATCGAAAGCAAAATTGATATACCGCAAGGAGTAGTTTTAAAAGGAATGAACGAGTTCCAAGTTTTAGGAAGTGCAATTACTTATTTAAGACGTTACGCATTAAGTTCGATGCTTGGTTTAGTTACGGACAAAGACACGGATGCTTCAGGCGAACAAGTAAAACAAGAACCTAAAAAACCAACAATAGACAACGCACGTTTTCAAAAAGCTATTGACGCAATTAGCAAAGGAGAATATACGGTTGAAGAACTAACAACAAAGTTTAGCTTAACGGAAGCACAAACTAAAATACTAACGGTATGAAAATACGTTGTTCAGCATTGGGGCGGTTGATGACCGCTCCACGCAACAAGACCGAAGTATTAAGCAAAACAGCGCAGTCGTATATTCAAGAACTTGTTTTAGAAGAAAAGTTTGGAATAAAAAAAGAATTTTCAAGTAGATACACGGACAAGGGTTTACAATGCGAAGACGAAGCAATAAGTTTGGTAAATGATGTTTTGGGTTTAGGGTTTATTTTTAAGAACGAAGAACACTTTAACAATGATTGGATAACAGGAACGCCAGACGTAAACACGAATGAAATTTTATTAGACATAAAATGCAGTTACGAAGCTCACACGTTTCCATTTTTTGAAACTGAAATACCTACAAAAGACTATTACTATCAATTACAGGGTTATATGTGGCTAACAGGAAAAACCGAAGCGTTACTTTGTTATTGTTTAGTCAACACACCGTTAGAAATAGTTGAAGACGAAATAAGGCGCGAACATTGGAAACATTTTAAAATTGACGAAGACGCAGAAATTAGGGAATACGTAGAAAAGAAACATAACTTCGACCACCTTCCAGAACAAACCAAAGTAAAAGTTTTTAAAATAGAACGAGATGAAACTGTTATTTGGGAAATACAAAACAAAGTTGAACAAGCAAGAATTTATTTTGACAATTTAATTGAAACACTATGAGAGCAATACTTGAATTTAACCTACCGGAAGACAAAGAAGATTTTGACTTTGCAAACAACGGCATAAACTATTATTCAGCACTTACGGAGTTTGACCAATGGTTAAGAAGTGAATACAAATACAACGGCAACGAAGCAATGTATGAAGTAAAGAAAAAACTAAATGAATTTATTAACGAAAATAACGTGAAAATATGAAAGAGAAAACATTTATGATTTTAGTATTTATGGCAATTTACTTTTTTGCTATGATAGGACTGTTTAACTTTTTAAGCTGGTTGATATGAACATACAAATACAAGACAAAAACGTTTTAAACGTTATGGCACGTTTTAAAGAACGTTCTGAAGTAGGAATAAAGAAATACAAGACAACGTTAGAACGAACCGATTTAACAACGTTAGAATGGCTACAACACGCACAAGAAGAAGCAATGGACTTTGTTCTATACTTGGAGCGACTTAAACACGAATACAAACAATCTAAATAAAACAAAATGGAAACAAGAAACAACACAGGCGCAATCTTTAAGAACGACAACAAAAAAGCGGACAACCATCCAGACTACAAAGGCAAGGTAAACGTAAACGGTAAAGATATGGAAGTGGCGTTATGGTTAAAGACTTCAGCAAAGGGCGTTAAATTTATGTCAGCAAGTTTCAGCGAACCTTACATTGCAGAACGCAGGCCAATAAGCGACGAACAACCCGAAAACGATGACTTACCTTTTTAATTATGTACATACAAGACGAGCAGTTACGAACTGAAGTAAAGAAACTTTTAGCGTTTAAAACACGAAACAGCATAGTTAAAAAGATACAGGACAAAGGAAGTAAATTTCATTTTTTCCAATTAACAAACTTTCTGGAAGGTAAAGACGTTTCATTATCAACACTAAAAAAAATAGATTACTTCGTAAATAAATAAAATTTTCAGGTTAAAAACGTAGGCGCAGACTTAATTGTTTGCGCTTTTTTGCGTTACAAACAACTTATTGTTAATAAATTCGTTTGGTTATTGTTGAAAAATTAATCATACATTTGCTTAATATCTAAACAATGAAAAATTGGAATGGTTAAACAAAGTTGCGAAGCATCATAAAGAATGGGTTAAAATAGTTAATTCATTTGGCGAATATTTCTTTGCCGAAGACATAGTACAGGAAACTTACATTATGTTAATGAAGTGGAGCAGCGAAGAAAAACTATTCAAAGACGGAAACATAAGTAAAGGATATATGTACTTTGCCTTAAAAAATACTTTCCTTCAGCACATAAACAAAAAAAACAAAATATCATTTATATCATTAGAGAATGTTTGCAACGTTCCAGAAGAAAACAATACAGAAGAAAACGAAGCTTACAACAACTTGTTAAATAACATAGATAGTGAATGCAACAGTTGGCATTGGTACGACAAACAATTATTTGAACTTTACAAAAACACGAATAAAAGTTTAAGACAAATAAGCGCAGAAACAAACATAAGCGTAACAAGTATATTTAACACGGTTAAAACTTGCAAAAAACGAATTAAAAACAATATAGGAGAAGACTACCAAGATTTTAAAAATAAAGATTACGAACTAATAAAAAAACGAAATGAAAAAAAGTAAAGGGCTTGGCGATACAATCGCTAAAATTACAGAAGCAACAGGAATAGACAAACTTGTTAAATTTGTTGCTGGAGAAGACTGCGGGTGCGATGAACGAAAAGAAAAATTAAACAAACTATTTCCATACGCAAAACCGCAATGTTTAACCGAAGACGAATTTAATTATTTAGACGCTTACTTTGAATTAAAAACTAATCAATTAACAAGCGAACAACAAAGAGAATTAATAAAAATAAACAACAGGGTATTAAACCAAAAATTAACTTTTTCAAGTTGTTCAAGTTGTTTACGTGATTTAGTAAGTAAATTAAGAATTTTATATAACGAATACACTCCAGAAGAAAATGCAGAAGGTTAAAATAAACAGCGAAATTACAGCGATATGCCAAACAAAGAAAATATAACAAAACACGAATTTAATAAAGGCGAAAGCGGAAACCCAAACGGACGACCAAAAGGAAGTAAAAACCGAAGCACAATAGTTAGAGAACTTTTAGAATATGCTTCTAAACAAAAGAACGTTTTAACAGGCGAAGAAGAAACGTTAACGCAAGAACAAGCAATTACTTTGGCTATGTTATTAAAGGCGGGTAAAGGTGACGTAAACGCTTACAAAGCACTTATGGATAGTAGCTACGGTGCGCCTAAACAAACTACCGATACTAACTTAAACGTTTCAGACTTTGATGTAAAAGACTTATTCAAAATTGATAGTCTTAAATAAAAAGTTTAATTATTTAGGAAGTCCTTCACGTTACTTTATTGTAACAGGTGGTCGTGGTTCGTCCAAGTCTTACAGCGTTACAACGTTCTTACTTCTTTTAACAAAGGAAAGCGGACACGTTGTATTGTTTACACGTTACACTTTAGTAAGTGCTGCAATTTCTATTATACCCGAGTTTATAGAAAAAATAGACTTGATGCAAATGGAACAAGATTTTCTTGTAACAAAAGACGAAATAATAAACTTACAAACAGGAAGTAAAATAATATTCAAAGGAATAAAGACAAGTTCTGGAACACAAACGGCAAACTTGAAATCTTTACAAGGAGTTACAACGTGGGTACTTGACGAAGCTGAAGAACTAACAGACGAAGACACGTTTGATAAAATAGATTTATCCATAAGGCACAAGACAAAACAAAACCGAGTTATTTTAATTTTAAACCCTACAACAAAAGAACATTTTATATACGACAAATTTTTTGAAAGCAAAGGAATACAACAAGGAGAAACACTAATAAAAGACGATACCACCTACATACACACAACGTACTTGGACAATATCGAAAACCTATCCGAGTCATTTTTAAAACAGGTTGAATACATTAAACAACGAAGACCTGAAAAATACAAACACACAATACTTGGCGGTTGGTTAGACAAAGCTGAAGGAGTTATATTTACTAATTGGAAAATCGGAGAATTTAAAGAAGTTGGAATAAGTGTGTACGGTCAAGACTACGGATTTAGCGCAGACCCTACAACGTTAGTCAAGACAAATATAGACAAGACAAACAAAATCATTTACGTTAAGTTACTATACTACAAACAGGCACTAACAACAAGTCAAATTGCAAGGTTAAATTCAGAGTTTGCAAACAAAGATTTAATAGTTGGCGATAATTCAGAACCAAGACTTATAAGCGAATTAAACGCTTTAGGAAATAATGTAGTCCCTACAATCAAAGGTGCTGATTCTGTAATATATGGAATTAGTTTACTACAAGATTACGACTTAATAATAAGCGAAGATAGTATAGACTTAATCAAAGAACTAAACAACTATTCGTGGCTTGAAAAGAAAAGTAAAACACCAATAGACAAACACAACCACGCAATCGATGCTTTGCGTTACGCAGTAGCATATCAATTAGACAACCCTACAAAAGGTTTATATTTTATTCGATGAACGAACTTGAACAAATAATGCAAGTTGTTCAAATATACATATATGAAAAGACGGGTAAAAAAACACGAATATATTTAAGAAATGTTGGAGATATAAATAAACTAAAACAAGCTTACAATTACATAAAAGAAAATCAACACAACAAAAACACAAATAATTAATTATTAAGATATGAAGTTAGAAATAAACGTTCCGTCAAGTTTAAGTGAAATTACTTTAGGGCAATACCAGAAGTTCT